CGGGCTTTGGAGGAGGATCGGGTTTAGGGGAAGGGGAAGGTAGAGGTGGGAGAGAAGGATGTCCAGGGTGGGTCGTATCAGTACGCCCATCCTCTGACGGCAAAGAACGGAAAACACTACCCCCAACTGGGGTAGGGCTAACCAGTTCAATGTCGTACTCGACGAATACTCTCCCAATCACCTTGGCACCGACATCGTTTTGGCCGGCTTGGGCAAGGACATAAGCTGCATAGGTGACATTTTGTTCACCTGAGGTACCAACATAGTACCAGGGTAGGGAAGAGTGCATCTCACTGGGAGAGAGACTGACAGAGAAGTCAGGACCTCTTCCACCGATTGGCATTCCCCCATAAGCAGGACCTGAGGACCACTTCTGGAAGAGGTAAAGCCCCTCATAAGATGAGGAAGCTAACCAATTCTGGGTGTCCAGGTATTCCGTTGCCATAGCCAGACCGACTTCGCCTGAAGTGGACGTGGGACAGGTCGAGACATAATAAGCTCGGAGACTGTGTACACGGAACTTGGCGTAGTTCAGGGCGATGTTTTTAAGCCAGTGTGTAGAACTAAAATTCCCACCGAAAGTCCAACGGGACTTAGAAAGCGAAGTCGATAGGGATACCATCGTGCCGAGGGGTTCCGTGTACAATACACGGACACCATCGCGGACGGACCTTATCGTAGGCTTTCCACTCCTAAGGATGGATCGGTTTCCCCCAGTTCCAAAGGGTTGAGCCGAAGTAAAGGAGTTCATGTTCCGAGGAACACGACCTCCCTTATTATTGGTGTTTTTCTTTCCTTTCGCCATTATTTTAATTAGTGCAGACTCGGAGTCCGGACCATTACGTTCGGAGAGGGGCCCCATGGTCTCTCGATTAGCCTACAGGCTAGACCCCACGTAATCAAAATGGCAGAGTAAATGGCTGAGCTAGGTCGGGTTGGTAACCTCTCCGAGAGTGAAACCAACGTGGACGATCATCAGACCAACAATTCTGGAGAACTGATTGCAGTGCAGAACCGGATAGCGGGGCCAAAGGTCTCCCCTCGGTATTCCTCTTCATGAGGAAACGGTTGAAACGACGACGTCCGAATACTCGGAATTTCTTCTGAGTCGGAATTTTCGTCACCCACCGTTTGATCTGCATCAGTTCCCTTGCCAGTCCTCCAGATCGAGAGTATGGGTCAGGTAGGATATCCTCAGGTGGCATCTGGCCATCTGGCACTCCCCATTCCAGAAACTCATCTTGTAGAGGAATCTCCTTCTGGTATAGAGTCTCAATCCGACTGAAATCGGTTAAGAGACCTTCCCGGTAGGAGTATAACCCTGTTCGATGAGCCTCCATCCAAAGTCGTTGGTAACGGGTATATTGATGACCCGAAGGAACGGGTAACCCCAGGTTCCCGAGGGCCGTAGGCCCAAACCAGGATCCAGGGAAACCCCCAATTATCGGATACCGTTCTCGGATTAGTCGTTTCGCATGGTGATGGTGATCCTCTGGTACACCGGCCCAGAAATCTTTAAGGATTCCTGAAAGCTGTTCCCAGGGGGTGACCTGTCTACCTTTTGTGTCAACGAAATCGGCAATATAACCCAGTAAGCCCACATTAGGGAATACCAGACGAACCAGACGGTTCGACTGTTTTGACCAAGTGTAGACTTCTGA